ATCAGAGCCCCATTTATCTCTAAATGGATGGAAAACAGAGGGGGTAAAATCCCTCTGTTCGCCTCTCTATATTGGAGATCTAACCGAGAACTTCCTAACTCCTATGTTGGGACCATTGGTCTTATACAGGAGCCTGGATATAAACTCCGGACTGTCGCAAATCCATTTCCGGTGTATCAGCTGGCGTTGTCAAAATTTGGTAGTTGTCTTTACAATGCTCTTCAACGAATAGAAGAAGACGCAACGTTTAGACAGGAATCAGCAATCTTGGACATACAAGAGTATATGAGAGAGGGTGGTGAGTTGGTTGCATTCGATTTATCTAGTGCAACTGACAGATTCCCCTTTGATCTCACTCTTCGCTGTTTGCAACAGGTGGAGGGTATCCACTCAGATGATCTTGACTTATGGTCAAGGGTTTCCCGTGCGACTTGGAAGTCCCCTTATGGAGACATTTCCTGGTCTAACGGTCAACCTCTGGGTGTTTATCCTTCATTTGCTGCATTTGCTCTTTCCCACCATGCTGTCGTAAGGTCTGTTACTCAAGGGTTCTACAGGATCCTAGGTGACGACGTTGTGATTAACAAGGTCGACTCCCAAAAGCTGGCAAAACTATATGAGGCACTTGGATGTGACATTTCTCATGATAAATCAATCGATTCTCCACATCTTACGGAGTTTGGTGGTAGATTAATCACTAAGGACAAGATACTTGCTCAACCGAAGTGGCATGACATTTCGGACCGGTCCTTTATGGACTTGGCCCGTCAAGTCGGCCCTACGATACTAGGTCTATTAAAACCTAGGCAAAAGCAAATTGTTAAACTCCTCAGTGAAGTACCTAGTGCCCTCCATCCCTATGGTCTAAACTGGAATCCGAAAGGAAAACCGTTCATCCAGAGGTGGGAGGAATCTAAACAGATCCTAGCTAAACTTGGGCTCAAGGATGATCTGATTCCTCAGTCATCCGAACAGTCTAAGATCTTAAGTGATGTTGCTCTTGCGGTGAAGACACGTAGTTACTCTCGTAGCTACAATATCCACATCCGTGATGCAAAAGCGGCTATTGATTCTGTTCCGATTGCTATGTCTCACGACAGACGCGAAAGGAAAGATTCAGTCTCAAATGGAGACTTTGAAACTAGGGTCTTGAGACATCTCGGTATTGACCATATAGAAGGTTTAAATCTTCTACCTGGCTGGTACGTTGAGTCGCTTGACACAAGTTC